GCAGCTTTAAGACAGCTCTTAGATGCGGGAACGTTATCTAATCTGCCAGCTGGTTTTAAAATGAGAGGAATAAGAATTAGAGATGATGCACAATCTATTCAACCGGGAGAGTTTAGAGATGTAGATGCACCAGGTGGAAATTTAAGAGATTCATTTATGATGCTTCCGTTTAAAGAACCAAGTCAAACCTTACTCGCATTAATGGGTGTGGTTGTTCAAGCAGGTCAAAGATTTGCATCAATTGCAGATATGCAAGTTGGTGATGGTAATCAACAAGCAGCAGTTGGAACTACAGTTGCATTATTAGAACGTGGTTCAAGAACCATGTCAGCAATACACAAAAGAATTTACTCTGCACTTAAGAATGAATTCAAACTTATGGCAAGAGTATTCAAGTTATATCTACCACAACAATATCCGTATGATGTCGTTGGGGGTCAAAGAATGATTATGCAATCAGATTTTGATGATAGAGTAGATATATTGCCAGTTGCTGACCCCAACATATTTTCTCAAACACAGCGTATTTCACTAGCGCAGACGGAACTCCAACTGGCAACCTCAAATCCACAAATGCACAATATGTATCAAGCATACAGAAATATGTATGAAGCATTAGGTGTAAAAAATATTGATAGTGTTTTAGTAAAACCTATGCAACCTACACCAAAAGATCCGGCGTTAGAACACATTGATGCTTTAGGGGGTAGACAGTTTCAAGCGTTTCCTGGTCAAGATCACAGATCACATATTACCGCTCACTTAAATTTCATGGCAACGAATATGGCAAGAAACAATCCAATGGTCATGGCAAGTTTAGAGAAAAATATTTTTGAACATATTTCTTTAATGGCTCAAGAACAAGTTGAATTAGAGTTTAGAGATGAGATGCAACAACTTCAACAAATGCAACAAATGATGCAACAGAATCCACAAATGGCTCAACAGATGCAAATGCAAGCAATGCAGATTCAACAAAAGATTGAAGCTAGAAAAGCACAGTTGATTGCTGAGATGATGGAAGAATTTATGAATGAAGAGAAGAAAATTACTTCACAATTTGATAATGATCCAATTGCAAAACTAAGAGCAAGAGAATTAGACCTTAGAGCAATGGAAAATGATCGAAAAGAACGTGAAGGTAAGGAGAGAATGGACCTTGATAAGATGAAAGCAATGATGAATCAACAAAATCAAGATGAAAAACTTGATCAAAACGAAGAATTAGCAAAATTAAGAGCTGATACATCAATTGAAAAGACAATTTTATCAAAAACTATTCCTAATGTTGACTCAATGATGAAAAATTCTGCTCCAACAATGCCAAAAGTAAAAATTTTTAGAGGAGGAAACGAATAAATGAGAAATAAAATGACAAAATCCGAAAAAAAGGTTAAAAAGGTTATGCGGGAATTCAAAAAAGGTGAATTACCGATAGGGAAGTCAAAGAAAAAAGTAAAAAGTCGTAAACAAGCGATTGCAATTGCTTTATCAGAGGCTGGCAAATCAAAACCAAGGAGATAAAATGGAAAAACTAGATAAAATAATGGAAGTTAAAGTTGGTGAGCAAGAAATTGAGATTGATCCAAGATCAAAAAACACTGCTAACAGATCTTTTAACTATATTGGTACTGGTGGACCTGAAATGGAAGTTCAAGGTCAAGGTGCAGTATTAGCAGAGAAGAAAAGAAAATCAAAAGCGTACTAATATGTGGTTTGGTGCTATTAAATTAGCCGTTCAAGCTGGCTCTCATATTTTTAAAAACCGTCAAAAGACTAAAATGCTTATGGCGGATGCACAAATGCGTCATGCAGAGAAAATGGCCAATGGTGAAGCAGAGTACCAAGGCAAATTATTAGAAGCAAGGCAATCGGACTGGAAAGACGAATTCATTTTAATTTTACTTTCGGCCCCTATTGCATTATTATCATGGGCAGTATTTTCTGATGATCCAAGTGCAATGGAAAAGATGAAATTGTTCTTTGAATACTTTTCACAACTTCCATTTTGGTATCAGACAATTTTCGTGGGCGTCATAGCGAGCGTTTACGGACTTAAAGCAACTGACTTAATTAAGAGGAAATAAAATGTCAAATAGAAGATATAACACACAAACAAGAATGAAATTTTTAAAAGGTGGTCAAGCAAAACTTGATGCTGATGGTGATGGTAAAATCACTGGTAAAGATTTTGCTATGTTAAGAGGTAAGAAAAAAGATAACAAAAAGAAAAAACCATCTATGATGGCAATGGCTATGAAGGGTAAAAGATAATGGCAAAACTTTGTGCAAAAGGAAAAGCTGCTGCGAAAAGAAAATTCAAAGTATATCCTTCTGCATATGCTAACATGTATGCCTCTGGAGTTTGTTCTGGTAAAATAAAACCAGGTGGAAGAAAAAAAGCTAAAGACGGTGGAATGATGAGAGCTGGTTTAGCTAGAAGAAAAAGAGCGGGTTGTGCGTAGTTATTATTCTGAAGGTGGATTAAGAAAATGGGTTGCTGAAAAATGGGTAGACATTGGAGCTCCAAAGAAGAACGGGAAATATCAACCTTGTGGGAGAAGCAAAGGGAGCAAGAGGAAGTATCCAAAATGCGTTCCACTTGCAAAAGCCACACGGATGACAAAAGGGCAAAAGGCATCTGCTGTCAGACGAAAAAGACAAGCGGGTAATAAAGGACCAAAACCAACTAATGTTAAAACATATGTTTAGAAAAAGATTTCAAAAAGGAACAGATAAAATTTATAGTCAATTAGAACATAAAGTTCCTTATCCACATGGTCAAAGAGTTAAATTAGCTAAAGGTGGAAGAACTCCTGCTTGGCAAAGAAAAGAAGGTAAGTCTGCTTCCGGAGGCCTGAACCGTAAAGGTATTGCATCTTATAGAGCAGCTAATCCTGGATCAAAATTATCAATGGCAGTAACTACTAAACCATCTAAATTAAAGAAAGGTTCTAAAGCTGCTAACAGAAGAAAGAGTTTTTGCGCAAGGATGAAGGGCATGAAGAAAAGATTGACTTCAGCTAAAACAGCCAGGGATCCGGATTCAAGAATTAATAAGTCACTTAGAAAGTGGAATTGCTAATGTTTGATAGAATAATGTACTCTATTTTAGGTAAACTTGACTTTTTGTTTGATAATATTATACCTAGTATATATGAGAGACTCAAAAACAATAGAATCTTTTCTAAAAGAAAAAGAACTAAAAAATAAACAACAGAGTTTATTTAAAAATCTTCGAAAAGAAGTAGAGACCGGTGCGAACGGTACACAAAAATACGTAATTAAGAAAGGTAATAATAAAGGTAAAATAGCTGATGTTAAGTGAAGAATTAGTAATATTAAATAAAGTACAAAAATATTTAAAAGAATCATATCAAAATATTGGAGATGCCATGATTGGTGGAGGTATTGACAATATGGAAAAATACAAGTATATGATGGGACAGGCACATGCCTATTTAAGAATATCACAGGAAATCTCTAACCTGCTAAAACCAAAGGAGCCAAAAAATGATACTGAAAGAGAACAAGACCTCACAAACGTCGTCCGATTCGGAGACAAAAAAGACTAAGTCTGCATTATTAGACAAGTACGAAAAACAAAACAAAGAAGCACATCAAAAAGAAGTTGATGGCTACGAACGTTTAAAAACAAAAGAATCAAATAAATTACCTAAACCAACTGGATGGAGATTAGTTGTTCTGCCATTTAAAATGCCAGAAAAAACTAAAGGTGGATTATTCCTTGGACAAGATACACTTGAGAGACAACAAGTAGGATCTACTTGTGGTTTAGTTCTTGCTATGGGACCACATTGTTATGATAAAGAAAAATTTCCAGAAGGACCTTGGTGTAAAAAAGGGGATTGGGTAATTTTTGCAAGATATGCTGGATCAAGAATCCAGATAGATGGTGGGGAAGTAAGAATGCTAAATGACGATGAAGTGTTAGCAACCATCGACAACCCTGAAGATATACTTCATCAATATTAAACATAGAAGGAGAACACTATGCAAGAAGAAGAAAACAAAACAGTTGACATAGATACATCTGGACCTGATACTGAAGTTGAATTAGATAATTCAACGGAGGAAAATACTGAACAGGAAACAGCTGAATCTACTGAGACAAGCAGTACTGAAACAGTGGAAACTGCATCCGAAGAAAAGAAAGAAGAGCCTAAAGAGGCCGAAGAAAAGAAAGATCACGAATTAGAAAATTACAGTAAAGATGTACAAAGACGTATAGCTAAACTTACAGGTAAGTGGAGAGAAGCTGAGAGACAAAAAGAAGAAGCTGCAGCTTATGCAAGAGCACAAATTAAATTAAGAGAAGCAGCTGAAGCTAAAATCTCAAAACTTGAACCCGGATACTTAAAGTCTACAGAAGATAGTATTGTATCAGGGATGCAAGCAGCACAAGCAAAACTTGCAGCAGCTAGAGAAGCAAATGATCTTCAAGCTGAAGCAGAAGCTTTAACTGCTATATCTGAGTATGGTTATAAAAAAGCTAAACTCGAAGAGACTAAAGTGGCTCAAGAAGAGTTTAATGCTAAAAAATCTAAAGAGGTAAAAGAACCTATCTACACAGAACGTCCGGTTCAGGCTGATCAAAACCCTGATCCAAAAGCTGAAGAATGGGCTAGTAAAAACACATGGTTTGGTAAAGATACTGCTATGACTTATACTGCCTTTGATCTTCATAAAAAGCTTACGGAAGAAGAAGGTTATGACCCTCAGTCTGATGAGTATTATCAAGAAATTGATAAGAGAATAAGACTTGAATTTCCCCAGAAATTTGCTACAAGTAATAGCAATACAGGGGAAACGACCAAACCCGTACAAACAGTAGCTAGTGCAAAGCGAAGTACAAATACTGGTCGCAAAAATTCTGTGACACTCACACCGTCTCAGGTAGCCATTGCACGAAAATTAGGTGTGCCACTTAAAGAGTATGCGAAACAACTAAAAATCACGAAGGAGGTATAAGCATATGGATAATAATAATAATGATAAGAGAACCTCGCGTGCGAGTCAGACAAGAGAAAAGGAATCAAAACCGAAGGTCTGGACTCCACCATCATCTTTAGATGCACCACCTGCGCCTACAGGTTTTAAGCACAGATGGATAAGAACTGAAACTTTAGGATTCCAAGACACTAAAAACGTCGCTGGAAGAATAAGATCAGGATATGAATTAGTTAGATCTGATGAGTATCCAGATTCAGATTATCCGGTTGTTGAAGACGGCAAATACGCAGGAGTAATCGGAGTTGGTGGCCTTGTGCTGGCAAGGGTACCGGAAGAGATCGCTAAACAAAGATCTGAGTATTATAAAAAACAAGCTCAGGAAAATGTTGAAGCAGTAGACAACGATCTTATGAAGGAGCAGCATCCAAGTATGCCGATCAACATTGATCGACAGACTCGTGTAACTTTTGGTGGTACTAAGAAATCCTAATTAAGAATTTCTTACCCAACAGAGTACACTTAAACTAATAACTGTCTAAGGAGGACAACTACTATGGCAAATAAAGATGCAGCGTTTGGTCTAAGACCAATCGGAAAAGTAGGTCAGAATAGAGACAACCAAGGTTTAAGTGAATATAGTATCAAAGCTAACGATAGCACAACTATCTATTTCCAAGACCCAGTTAAAGCAACTGCGGATGGAACAATAGATCAAGGTGCTGCAGGTGGAAATATACTAGGTTCATTAAACGGTGTATTCTATACTGATCCAACAACAAAAAAGCCAACATGGAATAACCACTATCAGCAAGTTAACGCTAGCGACATTGTGGCTTTCGTTGCTGACGACCCGTATGAAAGATTCGAGATCCAGTCAAACAACACACTTGCTTCAGCGCAAACTGATGTGTTTATGAATGCGGATATCGAGTTAACTGCAGGTAACTCAGCTAACTATGTATCTAAAGCAGAGCTAAATGATTCTACATTAAGTACGAACTCAGCTCAGCTTAAGGTAATTGGCGTTTCAAAAGATCCAGATAACAATGATTTAGGTTCAGCGAACGTAAACTTTGTTGTTATGATCAATGAACATAACCTTAAAGTAACAACAGGTATCTAATAAAGGAGATAAATTATGGCGATATCACGAGGACAACTAGTTAAAGAACTAGAGCCAGGTTTGAATGCTTTATTTGGCCTGGAATATAAACGTTATGAGAATCAGCATGCTGAGATCTACACAACTGAATCTTCAGACAGAGCGTTTGAAGAAGAAGTTATGTTATCAGGTTTTGCTCAAGCACAGACTAAGTCTGAAGGTGCTGGCGTGACTTTTGACAATGCTCAAGAGACATACACTGCTAGATACACTCACGAGACTGTAGCTTTAGCGTTTTCAATCACTGAAGAAGCGATTGAAGATAACTTGTATGACAGACTTGCTAGTAGATATACAAAAGCATTAGCTAGATCTATGGCGAACACAAAACAAGTTAAAGCAGTTGCACCGTTAATTAACGGTCTACCAACTAACGATGCTTTCGATTCAGGGGATGGTGTTTCATTATTTAACACTGCTCACCCAACAATCGCAGGTACGGTAGCTAACACTTTAGCAACTCAAGCTGACCTTAACGAAACTTCATTGGAGCAGTCTTTAATCGACATTGCTGCAATGACTGACGAAAGAGGTCTTAAAATTGCTGCAAGAGGAGTGAAAATGATCGTTCCTTCTGAGCTTCAATTTACAGCTGAGAGATTGATGAAGTCTCAAGGTAGAGTTGGAACTGCTGATAATGATATCAACGCAATCGTTTCTATGGGAATGGTTCCTCAAGGTTACAGAGTGAACAATTTCTTAACTGACACAGATGCGTTCTACATTATCACTGACGTGCCAAATGGTATGAAGTACTTTGAAAGAGCAGCAATTAAAACTGCTATGGAAGGTGACTTCGATACTGGCAACGTAAGATACAAAGCTAGAGAAAGATA